GCCCACTTGAATGGCCGTTTTAACGTCTTATACTGACGCGGGCCGTCTTCCGACCCTTTCAACCCCTACGTAAGCGTCGAGGCTCAACCTCTTGTTACTGTAGTTCAACGTGGGGTGTAGCCAATCCGAGCTCACGCCTGACTCGACGACAAAATGCCCATAGTAGTGTTTCCACTGCTTGGGAATCCAGTCTCGAATGCAGACGGCCTGAATTGGGTGAAGATCTTGTTTTTCATCCAGCTCCTTCTCAATCAGCAACTGCTGGGCTATGGTGATTCCGTATCGTGATTCAACCAGGAGTCGCGTGTTGATAGGGGTCTTGATCTCCACTATAGGATGTCTTACAGCCTCAAGAAGCTGTGTTCGTTCCCACATGCTCATAGTTCTATCTTTCAAGAGCACACCGTCAATACTGTAGGAACGCGTCATGCGCAGAGCATACCTAGCCAGGGACGCAATTATCGGGCATCCGGGATACTGGTAGGCCAAAGAGAGCGCTTTGCATCTCAATAGGGCCATTTTCTTGGAACGGCCTGCTCTGGCATATCTGGCACTAAGCCAACCGAAGGTTGCCAAGACCTCAAGAGGGTCAGTGACATTCAACCTATCAGTCTCGTCAAAGATCAATCCGCAGAATGAAGCGGTTGATATGGTCTCATGAAGTTCTATCTTGATAATGAGACCCAAATCCTCGTAATCCTTCTCGGTTGGCACTGCTGCCGAAATCCTGAAAAGGCCATCGTCGCCCTCCACCACCCCAGCTATTTGATCCATGGAGTAGCCTAGGGTAGTGAAAACGAACAACGATATCATCAGGTTTGTAAAACCGTTTCCGAGGGACGTGCACATCTCTCCAGACATGCGCGTTGCGAGGACAATGACGTAGAATCTCTTGAATACACAACGTGTTTCTCCCGCCAACACTGCCTTGACAATGGCGAACCATTTCAAGCCGTTAGGCAAACGACTAACCATATAGAGGTACAATTCAAACTCGCAAGCCTCCATAAGCTCGCTGGTGAATGCTGCCTCATATGATGAGTAGTCGGTGGCAAAATATTTACAACCGGGAGACCAGACACGGTCCATGATGTAATTGGGCCGGTCAGCCGTGGGGATTCGTTTGATAAACCACGGCAGTTTGAATAGTTCCTTCTCTATCAGTCTGAATATAGGTCCGACTACAACCTTGAAGCGGTCTGTGCGCGAATTGATGATCCTGCAGTGCTTGTATTCAGGGTAGACCTCGTCCTTGACGAACGACTTGCAGAATGTGTCTTCCCAATTGAGATTGTCCCAATCTCCTAGGTCTTCACACACAGCCATGAGCTCATCCCGCCTCCATTTGGGATAATCTGTTGAGTCCAACCACGTACCGCACGTGGTATCAGTCTGTGGGGATAGAGGAATCAGATTTTTACGTATCCATCTCCGCACAAACCGTCTGAACGCTCGCTTCTTAACACGACAGCCAATTGGTGGCTTATTTACAAAGCGCTTTCTTGCGCCTGCGGCTGTCGTGGCCGAATCAGTCTGATCGGCATGGGGCATAGCAGCCCCCTCTAGGATTGGCCCAGCTGACACCATTACAGGAGGACGGTATGATTTGTCACCTCCTTTGACGTCTGATATTTTGGTGCCAGACTTGGCCTCCGGAAGTGCCGGGAGTGGCACTTCACCGACACGGTAGCCATAGGCTACCGTGCCGCAGAGGGGGCTCTCGGAAAAGGGAGATGCTCGACTTTCTCCCTGTACTGCTTGTAAAATCCATAGCAGTAGAACGCGGTTTCAGGGTAAACAGCCTCTCCGAGTAAGGCCAACTCCCTGGGAATGTTGATGCTGTGGTCATTGACGGCCCTCTCAATCTTAGAGAAGGCGGTCGAGTCATCTAACAAATTGGTCAGAACGGAACCAGTGCACACATGTGAAACCAACTCGGCACTGACAAGCAATGGTCGCTCGTGTATGATAATGTTCATAATTTTGAGTTGGTAAACACACTTGACAAGCTTGGGCGCAAATTTCAATTCGCCCAGCGCCACGTTATTCGCACGCCTGTCAATTACTTCGTCGATCATCCTTTCTGCAAGGTCATGGTTGTAATCATGATGATCATCGTAGGCGACCTCGTGTCTGGTTCTACGTAAAATCTCCCGTGCGATCGCTAACGCGATCAGGACACACGTCACTGAGCAACCGACGTCCCAATCTAACAGAACGCGGACCCCCGCTGAGATAGAGTCGGAGAGTGTCGCAACGTATGCACCTGACCACGAGTGATGTGCGTAGTGGAAAATGAAACGGTTGAAGGTCCCAACCAGATCAAAAACCACATGATCCACACACACCACCAAAAGTAGCAACCACGCCCTGAACGTGAAGGAGAGAAGGCTGAGGAGCCAGCCGGTGGCATAATCTTCCTTCCACGATACTTTCATTCTGCGTGCGAGATTGTCGACTTGGGCACTGACGATTTCAGTGGCTTCTGCTCGGTCTAGAGCTTTCTGTTGGAATTCAAGAGCCTTCGCCATCGATTCGTCACTTAAGTCGACCATTCTCTTCACAGCATCGTGTGATTCAGGGTCGGCAGCCCGAATGGCTGCCTCTGCCGTTAACCCCTCACATTGGCGCTTCACTTCTTGAGTGGCAGCCTTGATTTTCGCCTTGTAAGAGGCACGGCATTGTTTTGATATGTGGCCTTTGACTCCACATATTGAGCATGTACGTAACTCAACCCCATACATCTTGGGTGTTGCATGCTTCTGGTTGGCGGGGGGCTCTGACCAGTCCCTCACCTTGCCCTTTTCCTTCAGGTTGGGCTTCCCTAATTTGTTCGCGGTAGTGCTCGGTGTCGCGGCGTTAGCGACGTTTTGCCCGATGTTCGACGTATTACCGGCTTGGGGGCGAACCAGTCCAGAGCTGGCACTAACCCGACCAGTTGCAACCCCAGTGTCTGCAGGTTGCTTCCCGGTCGTTTGGGTAGAAGAGGTGCTTTGGTCGACCGAGGATACGGCGACCGTGCATTCACGAGGCTTTGGATTTCCCATACTCGCTCCCTTCTCACCATGGTCGGTGACAGTCTGTGGATGACTGACGTCTCCAGTGTCCATGGAGGCGATTCGAAAT